ATTAAGAACCCCCAGCCGGAGCGGAGCCGACAGGCGTAGCGTGAGGCGAATGGCTGCGAGGAGGCTTCGCCGACGAGTCGTTAGCACGTTACATTTATTTCTAATTGTCCGTAAAACTTGTTCTTGCGATGTATTGGATTGCCGGAGTTCCCGCGTTACTATTGCACATCACAATAAGATGCAACGAGTTGTTCACGATGTCTGCCACCGTTCCCGCGTTTCCTGCGTTGAACTCAACTGCCGTGTTCACTTTGATGTTGCATTTGAGAGGCAGTACTCGGTATTGTCCAGCACTTGATGCCAAATTGTTGTTTGTGTCAGCGGCAGTCATTGTTTTGTCCTTCAGTATCTTAAAGCGACCGAAGTTTGCTGGATTCATCATCAAATTGATTCCGTTTGCCGCTGCTGGTGCGCCGGTTCCGCCGTAGCCTAGCACTTGTTCTCCTTGCGCTTGGGTTCCATTTGTTTGCGTGTCCATGTAAACGATGTAGCGCACTTGAGTAGGAGAATCTGCAGTGCCCATCGCGAATGTGATTTGCCCGCGTATCTTCAGTGATTTGACGAACACCTTCCGTCCGATTCGTTGGTCGTATCCGGTTCCCGCTTGCGGTGCGAAGAGGCACAATGCTGCTGGAGAGCTTGCATCGTATTCCGTGTTTGTCCAGTCTGCGGTTACCGCGTTGAGGTTCGCCGCGGCTTTGAAGCATTCATAGTACTTTGTCTCTACTCTTCCTGCCATGGGTCCTCGGGTTCTGGCCACAGACTTGTTGTACGTACCGGGTCGGTAGCCGACCTTGCGTGCTGCCATCAGCGACGCCATTGCTTTGCTTCTGTAGGGGCCCTTGTGCACTGTCTTGTAGCCCGATTTTCGCACCATGTGATTGACTTAGGTTTAGCAAAAAGTGAGGTGGATAATGTTTATTTATATCCGCCGCAAAAAGTCGGTCTATTATTACCCGACTTTTGCTCCCGGAGCAATGTCAATTGCGGAGGGGTGCCAGGGCGCGCTAGCGCCCGCAAACGCGCGAAGCGCGTAAAAGCCCGCCGCAGGCGCCGCCGGAGGTAAACTTGGACGCGCGCAGAAGTCCAAGTTGTTATTATTTTTTACTGAAGTATGTATACAAGCGTCTCCTGTCCTCTCTTTCTTTTAGCGCAGTAGACATAAGCTCCTTCAGAGCATTTCCGGGCTTGCCATTTCCATCCATGGTGAATACTGTTTTATTCATTCGTCAATTAATTCGTCTTCCGATGAGGATACAACCTCGAGAGGAGAAAGTTGCGAACCTGGAGTGGAGGGGTCCACGTCCATGTAAGCCTCCTCGTACACCAAGTCCATGATGTCCTCGTCTGGTTGAGTGTCGAAGGTTGCTCGTAATCCCGCTTCATCCAGTTTGTAGGTGTCGTCCACCGCCGTTGGTTGCATCCACTTGAAAAGTGGGTGGTGTCTCACGTTGCCTTTGATTCGTTTGATCAGTACGTCACCCACTCCCCATCCTCCATGGTCATTGGGAGCTTCAGCTCGGGAGTGCCAGAAGCGTAGATCGATTCTTCGCTCCAGTGCATCCCAGAGCATTCCGGGGTACCATTCCTCGGCAGGTCGATTGGCTGTGAAGACTGCGAAGATTGCCTTGAACTGCATAGTTCCTCCTTTAACCTGAACTCGACAGGGATACTTGTCGCACAGTTCCAACAGCTGATGATACGGTAGCCAACTAGCGAACTCGTCGAAGAGGACGGCGCAGTGCTGCTCAGGTTGATATCCATCGAACCAGATTGGCTGACCGTTACCAGGCCGAACAACGGGATAGGAGTTCTTGAATTGGCCGGCGGAGTAACTCTTGTAGCAGCCGGGTTCTCCCTCAAAGATGACGACTTGAGTCTTTCCAAGCCTTGCTGGCATGCGCTCCGCGGCATAGTAAGACAAAGACGAGCGGTACTTCAAGAACGTGATCCAATCCTTCTCGGCTACGTCCATCACCGTTCCTCCTTGTCTCAAGATCTCACGAGATTCGTGGATGTCGCTTCTCTTGCCTTGGCCTTGGTGCTTTGGTTCCGGCAGGTGACCGCGTTCCCAGAAGTTGCCTTCTTTCTTACAGTAGTCCGAAGCCTGCTGGGGAGTTCCCTTGGCGAACTCTAGAAAAGCCCTCCCACCGAGAAGCTTTTCAACCACAGCACGTTTCTTTCTGATGCTAAACGCGATGAACCCCTGGAGGTGAGGTGTTCCAGAGTCTCCCACTTCCTTGCCGTATACCAAGTACGCCACCTTATGCTTCGTTTCGAGCATAAGAGACTTAAGTCGCACTTCCTCGTCCTCCGAGTAGTTGTTGATAGTGAAGACCCATTGATCATTCGTGGCATTGCTTGTCAATGTACGTTCCTTAGGCATTCCGTGTGATTGCCGTTGTTTTCTGAAAGCGCGCTAGTGCTTTATATGCGCCAAAAAAAATAATTGGTTATGGGATTCGCGCGCACGCGCAACCGACTGCTAGGTGGTCGGTTCATATCCGCCGCCCCTGGTGCATAGATCAGTGATCAATATATTAATTTTCCTCCCGATTGATATCCTTCTATGTTTTTAGTGTTAGGGTTCAACCCTCGTCCCCATGTTACATTTGTGGTTTCTAAGGGTGTAGGGGTCAGATTAAGAACCCCCAGCCGGAGCGGAGCCGACAGGCGTAGCGTGAGGCGAATGGCTGCGAGGAGGCTTCGCCGACGAGTCGTTAGCACGTTACATTTATTTCTAATTGTCCGTAAAACTTGT